CTTTGACCCAGCGGTATGCGCGGCGCGTGATCAAGCTGTTAAACTCGCCGCCTGCCAGATACCTGACCGAGCTGAAAATACTGTGGAAATCTTCAAAGATTCCACGGTAGCCTCCCACCTGAAACCATCCCCTCCCAATCCCTTCCGAATCACCCAGCAAACAAAAGAGTTTCAGTATCGCCGCGTACCACGCGATACCTTCCCATTGCCATTTGGTTAGTACATCATTCAGTACATCAGGAATCATTTTGAGAGGATGTACTAGTGGCACTCACGGACACAGCGGCCCGACAGGCTAAGCCTAAGGAAAAGGCGTACACCCTCCCCGACTCTTTAGGTCTTGCGCTTTACGTGGCGAATAGCGGGATCAAAAGCTGGCACTTCCGCTTCACATGGCTTGGAAAACAGGCAAGGATTTCTTTTGGAACATACCCGGAAACGGGCCTGAAGGAGGCGCGCGCTCGCAGAGATGAGGCGCGGGAAGATATTGCGCGGGGTGTGGATCCGCGCGAATCGAGAAAGGAGAAGAAGGCAGGACTGATTGAGGCTGGCGGGCGAACGTTCCGCCGAGTGCATGACGAGTGGCTGGCATTCAGAAAAGGCAGCATATCGCCGGGCACATATCGCATTATCAGCAATTTGATGGAGCTGGACGTGCTCCCGACGTTTGGTGGGCGACAGATCGACACCATCAAGCGTGCCGACGTGATCAGCCTGATACGGCGCATCGAAAAACGCGGGTCTATCGTAACGGCAGTAAAGGTCCGGCAGAGGATGGGCCAGGTGTTCAGCTATGCGATTGCCACCGGATTGATTGAATCGAACCCTACGGCTGAGATGCACGCAGTCACCGAAAAAGGCGCCCAGAACCGGCCGCATCCATTCTTGCCTTTCAGCGAACTACCCAAGACCATCGCTACCATTCAACAGTGTGTGTCAGGCCACCAGTTGCGGTCGGCGATCATGTTGATGATCTACACCGCATCACGCCCAGGCGAAGTAAGGTATGCCGAGTGGTCTGAAATTGATCTCGATGCGGCGATCTGGACGACGCCGGCGGCGAAGATGAAGGCTCGGCGCGAGCATGCCGTGCCATTGCCGACCCAGGCAGTAGATTTGCTTAAAAGCATGATCCCAGTAACCGGAGGGCTTCGCTACGTGTTCACCAACCGCAGCGACCCGACAGCACCGATCGGCACAAACTACGCCAACAATGTCATGGATCTGTGCGGGTTGACGGGTAAACAATCGCCCCACGGTTTCCGTCACCTGTTCTCCACTGAGATGAACGGTCGAGGATACAACCGTGATTGGATTGAGCGTCAGCTCGCCCATGCTGACAGTAGCTTTATCCGTGACGTGTACAACCATGCCGCATACCTGGAGCAGCGCAGATCCATGATGCAGGAGTGGGCGGATCTTGTGACGCCAAACCCCTAGCACCCCACGCTGGTGGCTATAGCCGCCTAACCTATTATTTTATAGAGAATACGACCTCTATTTATCGCAGCAAATCATCCGTCTTTTTGTGCTTATGCAAACTGAAACTCGCGGCCTCCAGAGGGGGTTTTGCGCAGCCTGTCACGGCGTGATACCAGTGAAACCAAAGAGAAAAATTCAAAGCTCATAAAAAAGGCCCCAAAGAGGGGCCTTCAAATTCTTGCAATTACAGCCGGCAAGTCGGCCTACAGCTCTTCACGGTTACTGACTGCAGATCTTGTCGTAAATCCAGCTAACGGCATTCCACAGCGCCCAAGCGGTCGCCAAAACAACAACAAGAGCAATGATGAACTGAATCATTTCTTAACACCTATTTTAGACTCAACCAAAGGTGATTGAGACGGCCCTTCTGCGGGGTTAACATCATGATTACAGAGAAAAAGCACGCCGTAAATGCCGTGAACTTCGTTCAGTTGCTGGTCGTTCTCGTAGTACCAGGACACAACGTGCCCAGCGTCGCATCCGACCATGTCAAGGTGAGCTCCGATTTTACGGTGTCAAAGCCTGGGATGCCCCATAGAAAACGATCAAGGCCTCTAATATCAAGGCCTTGATCCATAAAACGCCCTCAAAAAACACCCACTTTTGCGACTCTTCTGAACCCAATAATCATTGGTCCAAACGGTTGCGTTTTGGGGAAGAAATTCACAAGCAAAATCCCACCACCGGCGTCCTGCCGACGAACACCACTCCCAAATCTGTTACACCTCGATTACTGTATGTGCATACAGTATTTGAGTTTTCCCACCATGAACATCGACGAAGACACCTCAGCGTGGCTTGGCTGCCCGACGCCCCTGGAAATGTACAAGCATCATTGCGCCCTGCTGGAGGACGAACTCAACCAGACCCAAGTGATGCTGCATAAGGCGCGCCGCAATATCGCCGGCCTGGTCCAGCTAAGCGATGACCTAGCCACAGGGAAGACATCCGCAGAGGACGCACTCAATAAAGCGCGCTCGGAGGTGGCCAGGCTCAACCGCGAAAACTCGGAAATGGACAGGAAGATAAACGGCCTTCTGACCGTGGCCGAGCAGCGTGACTACTTGACCAGGGAGAATCAGCGGCTGCTCATGGAGCTCAAGGCACGTCATTGAAGAAAATGTGGTGACCCAGGCGCAGCGTCTGCTTTGCCTTATCCATCTAAGTAGGCACAAATACAACTAGAGCTTCCACCAAGATCTCATATGGTATGCGCAGTTTCATTGACACAGGTCAATCTATAGATTCAAAAGCGTGATAGCGTGATAGCGGGATACGAATTAATTATTTGAGGTGACTCTTGCCTACAAGCTTTAACTACATACATCGCTATAGAAAAAACGCCGCGCTGTGCTTTATATCTTTTTGCCTGTACTTCACCACATTGCAAGCTTCCGCAGATCCAGCATTGCTATCTTGCTCGGGTCTAGATATTGAAAATACAAATCTCGGCACTTTAAAACCGTCCGAAAGCTTCAGAGTCAATATATCCAAGAGCTGCTCGGTTAAGGAGTACATCCCTACCGGTCTCTCTTTAGTTCTTACGCAAATGTACAACATGGGTAAAGGTCCAAAGGTCACATTAAGATATCTCGATAGCAATCGGAGTATACCGGAGCAGGTAGGTCCCAACTCCGCCGGGCCATGCTTACCTCAATCATGTAAGCCTTTATCTGTGGGAACACCCATAGACGCGAACATACTACTGTCTGGCACCGCCGCACAATCCACGGGTTCATATATACTTTCGGTTAAGTTAATGGCAGCATCAATAGGCGGAGCTGATCCTTACGGTAAAAAAATTATTGAAAAATACATTACATACAGAGTAGTCAATCCTACTTGCTCTCTTGCTTCAAGCAGCAATATGTCATTAGAATTTGGCACGCTAAACAGCAATGACTTTCCCAGATCGCAGGTTTATGCGAACATTTTAATGAACTGCACCGAATCTACTAACGCAACAACCTCTTTAACTCCAGTCCAAGAGTCGATCAGCGGCTTGACCGGTGTATCAACCACAACACTTGACGGACTTTATATGGCAGCCTCTTGGGCCGACTTTAATGCTCCAGTCATATTTGGATATCCACGCCACATCACTCTAAATCCGGGCTCCAACCGAGTGGCGCTAGGGTTCAGGCCGATGCTGAAAGGTTCGAAATCTCCGACTGGTGCATTTACGAGCCAATACACTTTAAATATTGTTTACCTTTAATCCTAAACCAATAACTCAGAAAGAGTTCCAAGCCCTACTTCGACAGGGCATGCAAACAATTATAAACAGCTTAAACCAGATGTTCAGCAGGTTCAGTGAGAAACCGCGCGAACGTACGCCTGACAGGCCCGCAGCGCGATCAGTCCTTGGTCGCCGTCGTCGGTGATGCTGATAATTCTTTGAGCATGCGCTGGGTCAAGTTGGGCTCGACGGGTTGCATGAACCAGGCTGACGGCGCCGGGGGCGGAAGGCACGTCGCAGCCACTGGCTGAATCCGTGGCGTCGAGAAGGACTGACAGCCGGACATCAGCAGTGGCAAGGCGATCGCGCATGCGAGCCTGATCACGTTGGGCATCGGATAATTCCTTTATGTGTTTTTGGTCCTGCGCGGCCAGTTGCCGCTCAGTGGCCAGGCGTTTGTCCTGCTGCGTTCTGACCTGGGCGGCCGCGGCACTGCTGATCGCCGCCAGGTCATCCTTATGCAAGCCTGCCTGCTCGGCGAGTTTCTTGCCCATTCGCCAGTCCTGGACCTGCCAGGTGACGCCGGCGGCGCTGGCCATCAGCACCAGGATCAGCAGAACCAGTCCGGCCAGCTTCTGCACCGGCGTCATGCCAGCACCTTCAATGCCGTTTTCCAAAGCGCAATCCTGTCATCCACCCCCGTCAAACCACCATTGATGCGGCGGGTGATGGTGAGGAACTGGTCCCGATCGGCCAAATCATTCAACCCCTTCACCGACCAGAACCACGCCGCCGACATTGCGGCGTATTGCGGCTGCTCGAGCAGCTCGGGCTGATTGATCAGGTCCAGGCCCAGCGCTTCACCGCACGCCGCGTAGTTCGCCCGGCCAGTGATCTGGATAAGGCCCCGGCCACGATACTTGGAGCCGTCACCCTTCACTGTGTTGCCCAGATCGGCGCGGCCCTCATATCCGGCCTGCTGTGCAGTCGGCCCCCAGATCTCGCGCAACCAACGAAACTGGCCTGACTCGTGCCCGACTTGGGCGATGAAGGCGGCAGACCGGAGCGAACCGACAATGCCGTAACGATTCATGGCCGTGTTCAGGGCAGGAACAAAAACGCCGGCTTGGCGGCCGGCGTTCGGGAGTATCTGCAGCAACTGCTGCTCAGTGATCGGCATGCTTTTCTCCAGGCAATAAAAAGCCCGCTCAAGGCGGGTCGCGGCATTACGGATTAGTTAGGCAGCGGTTATCGCCGCTAACTTTTCTTCAAGCTGGCTAATCCGATCCTCTTGACCACGCGCAATAAACAAAGCTAGTTGATCGTAGCGAAAACCGTAACGGTTACCGGCGGGCCTGAACTCCTGCGTAACTAGGGTTTCTACGGAGGTCTCTTTCCACGTATATGCAGGGTCATGATTATAAGCCTCATAATCCGTATAGCGAACGCCGGAGGCTAACAGTGCTTCCTCGCTGCGTGTCTCGGTAACGAACTGTCCTGACTCCTCAGTCGGAACAGACACTTCTACATCCCTAGTAACAAGTATGTCACCTACTGCAATTTTAGTTGTTACTTCCGGAATTTCACCCCACTCGTCATAGCAGATGAAGGCGTAATCCATAGGCTCTAGGTTGCAGAACTTCATGATCTCAATGGCACGCTGTACAGTCATGCCTATGTGATAACGCGCCGTATCGCCCTTCTCCGCTATGGCGCTAAGAAACTTATAGCTTCCAATTTCACTTCCTAGCAGTTTAGCCGCTTTTATTTCTTCTGGCGTCAGCGAAGTTACGGCGGTCTTTTCGCGAGCATCTGACGTGTTAATTGCGCCAGTAGTAGCAAAGAACGTGTTAAAACGAAGGCCGGGCGCCCCAATATTGGCGCCGCCATCTGATGCCGGATTGACCCCCATCGGCACAGCCAAAATACCTTCATAGCTGTATACCATTTCAGGGCCTGATTGCGTGTTAGTAGAGTTAACTGTACGCCACCGGAAACCACCGACACCTGAGCCCCTGTTGCAAACAAAGTTGGCCTCTCCTAAACCCAGATTGTTCCAGCCGACAGAGAGGCCCTGCCCTGAAAAAAGAGAACCAGCTGACGCTACAAAGCATTCAACTACTGCGATCCTTCCATCAGAGCGAGCCGTACCGCCTTTGGACGCCGGAACAATATTTTCTGTAGATACGCTGCCAAGCCCAAGATTAGTTCTTGCAGTAGGAGCACTATTCGCGCCTGTGCCGCCCTGGCTGATATCCAGAACTGTCTTGCCAGTAGGGTAAACGACGAGATAATCGTCTGGCCGAATTACGCCTGAATCCATACGGCGGTATGCGATATTGTTGGAGTTTCGGTCAAAAATCAGAGCTTGCCAGTGGCCGGTTGTACCGCTCGACCAATTACAGACGATACCAGTTGAACCAGCAGCGAACTGAACTGTTGTACTTCCAAATTTATAAGGAATATTGGCTGTGGTAGCTGGCGTGTTGATGCTGAACTTTTGGCTAACAGAGAGGGTGTTTATATCAGCAACAGTACCTGGTCCAGCCGTACCCCAGCCGCCCAGTGTGTTTTGCGCCTGGAGTTTTCCGAACCCCGAAAGGATGGTGTCTGACGTCGTAATCGTGGCAGAAATCGCAACGCTAAGGCCGGTCAGCGGTGTCGACAGCGGGACCGATGCAGAAGCCGCTGCCTGATCCGCATAGGTTTTAGCGTTTGTCTCCGATGTCTTCGAGGCGTTCTGGCTTACCAGTGCAGCAGCGGCCCTGGTAGTCGCGTTATTCGACGAAGCTAAAGCCTCTGCAGCTTTGGTTGTGGCCGTGCCAGCGGAAGCCGTGGCTGATTCCGCCGACACTCTCGCCTGATCAACCTGAGCGGACATATCGGTTGCTGTGGCTGTAATGACCTTGGTTGCGGCGCGCAACTGATCAGCTGATTCCTTGACGTAACCCTGCATCGGCGCGAGCGAGTAGCCTCCACCAGCAGCGGTTGTGCCCTGGTAGTTCGGGGCAATAGACAGCGCCGTATCACTGGCGATATTGGAAACTTCATACCATCGTCCGTCAGGACCGCGAAAAGCGTCACCCACACGCGCGTTCGCAATGAAGGATGTCCCCGACCCGATAACGGCATTGCTTCCAGCCGTTACAGAAACAGTGCCCGCCTTGTACCAACCCATACTTTTCTCCAGGCAATAAAAAACCGCACATGGCGGCTATAGAGTTCCACTAATTATTCAAACAGCTAAGAGATTGGCTTCGCGAAAACAACAGGCACATATAGCGAAGTTTGAAGATCAACACCGACGGCTTGAATAACAAGCCTGTCATTTTGGTACTCCCAAACAGCGTACATGTTCCCTTGCCTAGATGTCCCTCCAGCAATATCCATTGCGATATTGTTCAGCATCATATAATCACCGGAAGCCAAGCTTGACGCAGCAGTCCAACTTAATCGAGAAGTACCCTGCCCAGTCGAAGAGGATCCTAGATAGGCCCAACCGGTTATTGTTCTCGTGAACTGTGCGCAGGGCGTCCCGCTATCAAAGAGCAGCTTTGCCGATCCGTCCCATATACGAAAGCCAAATTTTGCCGTGGGCTCTGATTTGAAGGCCGCTGAAAACCATTTACCAGAAGTGCCTTGACCTACGATCCCGGCAAACGAAAACCCGGTCCAGGCACCTGCCGAGCCCTGAACAACACAAAAGCACATCGTGTTGGACTGGTCTGGCCTTACAAAAATCAGAGGCGGCTCGGCTGTTGTAACGGCTTTTGCGAACGGAACATACACGCCTGAGCCGTTACCATTCCAAGTGCCCTGCTGAAGTACCACAAGTCTCGCAAACTCAGAATCAAGCGTTACAACGTCGTTGTTGTTTGTGAACGTCACACCGAAAGTCATCAGCGATACCTCATTACTAGCAGTCTCTGAGGAGATGTCCCAATAGGAGAGCCGCTAGCACCATTCGGATGGCCAAAATAAATAACCACGCCGCCAACACCAACTATCGGGGTGTATTGTATTGAGGCGTAGTTCTGAGCGGAGGTGTCATAAGCAGCAACTGGGACGCAGACAGCTGAATGTGTAGACGGATCTACACCTGGAATCGATATGTAGCGTGTGCGCCCTGGTGCAGGAACGCCCGCCTGCACAATTTCCGAGTGTACGATCCGCACAGTAAACGAGTTTTCATCAAGTTCAAGGAGGCCGGTAGGCCCCCAAACTCTTACCCCGTAGCTCATGCGGAAAGGTCCCCCCACTGGTAGCGCTTGATTCCGTTCTCGTCGAAGACCTTGCCTCCCGCGCTATTGATTACCTGCCGAGCCTGGCCACCGAAAGCGCTGTTGATTTCAAAGGTCCCGTCAAAGAACAGCTTCCAACCGGAAACGCCCGCAACATAGTTGTTGGACGCAATGTAGTTGCCGATTTTGGCGTTGGTGATCGTGCCGTCTTGGATGAATGCCGAGTTCATGAACACCTGCCCGCCTTGCACCGCAAACGGAACCGAGATTGCGCCGCCGGCGATAGTGTTGACGATGGCGAACCGGTCCGCGCTGACCAGAAACTGGCTTTGCAGGCCCGCCGGGCCGTTCTCAATGCTCAACCCCACCCCGGCGGTTATGTACTGCCCGGTCACTGAGTTGTATTGCATCTTCACCGACCAGGACAGGTTCACCTTGTCGCCGATATCGCTGACGATCTGGGACTGTGTCTGAATGTCGGAGGTGTTCCCCTCGACATCCGTGTGCAGCTGCTGGATAGCCTGGGCCGTCGCCTGGCGATCCGTGACCACTACGCTTTCCAAATCGGTCACAGTGCCGGCAACGTCGCCCACCGACGCGGTGAGTTCGGTCTGGCGTTGCACCATGGCCTCGTTCTGCGAGGCACGAGTCTTCACCTCCTCGGCGAAGCTGGCTGCGGCGTTATAGCCTTGGAGCGCATCAGCAAGGTCGCCCTCTCCCGTATCGTCCCTGTATGCAGCCTGCAGCACCTGGAGGCTCGACGCCGAAGCCGTCACAACGCCATCCAGCTTGGTGATATCGGCGGTGTTGATGGAGACCTGCTGTGCAAGACCGTTCGCCGTCTCTACCGACTGGCCAACATCGAGCCAATAGGTAGCATCCGGTGGCGGCTTGTTGAATGGCACAGCCTGAGCTGCTTGGTAGATCCGCCCGCCCTCCACCACCATCTGACCTTTGAGGTAGGTGGCATCCTTGTTGTATCCCTTCAGCCCACCCAAAGCGCTGATCTGATCTTGCAGGCCTGGGATCTTGTCGATCTGGTCGATGATGTCCTGGCCAAGCTCAGTGCGCCCAATCTGCCCCGCGATCAACTCCAGCACCGGCGCTGCATCCGCACTGGCCTGCCCCATCACACCATTGCCCACCGGGTAGAACGGGCCCACGTTGCCGGTGCGGTCCACCAGGCGCGCCCAGAAGAACAGGGTTGCGCCAGCCAACAGCGACTGCATGCGGTAGTCGGC